CAGACTGATATATTAACTAATTAGAATTTCGTTAATCTTCGCTCGAACACATCTCTTTTAAAATGCTCGAGTAATAATAAAATAAAAAGGGACTTAGCTTACTTGTGGGAAACTACTCTCTAGTTAAGTGTTAAGATGAAGTTGCATTATAATAAGCCTTCTGCAATGCTTCTTGCTCAAGTTTTTGACGTCTTTCAAATTCTTCGCGTTGTCGCTTGCGTTCTGCTCTATTTGCAGCTTTTTGTGCGTCTATTTCCTCCTTAGAGAGAATAGGTGCTACCACCGTGGGATTACTTTTCTTCAATTCAGGATTTGAAACCGTATCATTAACAAAAGTTAATCTAGCCATATTTGGGGCGGGTGGGCACGAAGCACCAGTTATATTTGGTTGCACTCTTAAAGCAGAATAAGCAATAGGGATAAAGGATGAAGCAGGCAATTCTGATCGTCTGTTTGCTACTGTATCTAAAGCTATTTTTTGTGTAGGAGTAAAACCAGTGGGTGGATAATGTAAAATACGTTCATTTGTAGTTAAATCACCCAAATTTATTACAGGGGGAGGACCTATGAATTGATGGAAATCCATATCATCTCCAGCTGCAACCGCCAATTTTATAGGAAAAGTTGGTACATTTGCTTCTGTAGAAGATGGTCTTATGTCAGGAATACTTAGAACTAAGTTCGCCAATGGAATATCAAATTGATTGTCTATACCATGAGACCAAGTACTACTCACTATTGTTGGTGAATAATATGGGACTTGAAATTCTGCCAACTGTTTTGAATTTGGAGTTTCATATGCTATAGGGGTCATAAAATTTTCAATTGTATCATTAATAATGTTAGAATCTATAGTTTGACGAGAATATTCAAGGTGACCGGAAACCAAATTTGGAGGATTCTCACGAGGATCTAACCAAATTTTAGTTCGAATAGAACCTCGATAAAAGGCATACATTCCAGCTACATATGACAGTGGAGATCCACTTACTTCAGAGGTTGAATTTGGAGCATATAAACAAATTTGGGTTCTTTCATTATTTCCAGTAGAATCAGTGGTAGGTCGAAGATAAAGCGCTCCAGGTCGAATAATTTCAACAGGTTGTAAATTAAACATTTCTGTAGCCCTTAATCCATTGGTAAGACAAAAAGCAAATCGTTTAGCATATTGTCTAAAAGATTGGAATTTCTCCCCTATACACCACTGAACTGTAGATGGACGATGACAATCCTGTTCATTTCCAGTTATACTAGGTGGTATCCATCCTTCCATAGCCCGAGTTCTTGTTTCAGTAACTCCAGCCATCGCTATCTGTCCAGCTTGTTGTATAGGATTTCGCGGATCCATAGGCGCTAAATTATATTCAGAAGTCCATAATGGTAATTGCTGTGGATTAATTGTAACCGTACCTCCAGATCCTCCGCCACCACCGGTTGTCGGTAATGGAACTTGAGAACTATCAATTTTAACATTTACTGGTTCTTGGGTTCTTACTGAAACAGGTTGTGTTTGGATAACATGTAAAGGAAATTGCTCAGCCAATAATTCGACTTGAACAGGATTTTGGGTGACAACTGAAAGAGGTACTTGAGCTGGCTCTAATCTAACAGTTTGAACTGTCTCGCCCCCTTGGTTAGCAGTCGGAAGCGGTAATTGAGCAGAATCAATTTTAACCTCAATAGGTTGATCTTCAATTTGAACGTTTATTGGACCCTCCGGTTGTTCAACCTTAACAGGGAGGGGTAATGTTGTAGGATCTATAGTCACTGTTCCTCCAGTTCCTCCTCCACCTGTCGTAGGAAGCGGAAGTTGCGCAGAATCTATTGAAACCTTTAAAGGATTGGAAGCCAATGGTCTACCATAACCAGTAATATCTATAGAATAAATTAAAGTTGGAGCCTGAAATGATGTAGGATAGAATACATACATAAAACAATATAATAAATTTAAATTATCAGGATTTTCTATAACCACTGACTGTGAAAAATGGTCTGTGGTAGATGGCCAGATTGTATAAAGAAAGGCATATCTTTCCTGTGCAATAGTTGCAGCGGTTGGACGAACATTTTCATATTTAAAAACCAGATAAAATCTATTATCATTATTGACTGCTCCTGTTTGAGCCCGTGTCAAAGACCCATTGATATCTAAATGGATAAGAGGATATCCGGAAAAACCTACCATTCTAGCTGCTGTATCTCCATAATTGGGTGTACCAGGGTATACATGTGCACTGTTCACATAAATTCTACCAATAGACGCAGGAACACGAAAGTCAGAACTTTGTTGCTTAGGATTTTTATACGGCAACAAAACTGGAGAATAAATTTTATCATACTTCGTTTTCTGCTTCATATTATTTGGTTTTTCTTGTTTTTGTTTATCTTCAAATTGGTGGAAAGTACCACGACCAGATTGTTGAACTGGATTATCATTTTGAAATGAAAATGGCATGAACTTAGATGTTATAGGACCTGCCACCTCAAAATCATCTCCTCCTCTCATTTCTACAACTACTTCGATATTACTCGCTATAATTGAATTTGCACAAATTAAAGGGGTTAATGCTCGGACGTATAACATTCCAGTAATAACATCCTTTAGCCTACCGGGATCAGGAGGATTTGGATTTATAGGATCTAAAAATGTTGAAATTCTCTTCCATGGTTGTGCTGCAATATAAGGAACAGTGATTGAAACTTCAGAATTTTTACGTAAGTCAACAACTGTTTTATACACATAATCCATTCGTGTAGCATCAACCGAATTAACAAACGGATGGTAAGAAATCTCAATTCTCCCAGAATGATAATCTGTTTTTATAAATTTGAAAGTATAAACCAAAGAACCCGTCCAATAGAGAAAAGGTGCCGAAATATAATTCAATGTTGTAGGTTGTTTCCATCTAAAGCTATATGGATTTCTTACATTTTCACCTGCTTCTGGGGGAATTACGTAATAACAGGCGGGGACATTAGTCGAAGGACTCACAGCACACTGCCATAACATTACAGGATCTCGATTATCTTGGGTACATGGTAAAATATCATCAGAAAAAGAAAAAGCACCAACCATCTGTGGAATTCGCTTTAAACTATCAAATGAGGTTTCATCTATATGGGTGCCAACTAAACCCGGTATGGGCTCAACTGCATTAGAAGCTGTCATACCCAACACCAAAGAATGATCTACACCGTCCATATATTGAAACCCTTCAGTCGGTCTATTTAAGAAAGTTCTAAAAGGTTTTGAAAGTATTGGTTTTGACCACCCCAAAGCTGAAATCAATGACTGAGCACCCTTATTTATCAACGATGATCCTAATTGTGCCAAAGCTCCTGTAAATCCTCCTCGTGATTCTACTTTCTTGGTGCTGTCTATAGCCGAAACTGAAGGCATTACCGATTGTTGTCGTACCGAACCAGAAGTTGGTGCACCCAGTTGTATGTCCTCAAAGTGTCCATACACTATACATTGCAGGCAATTTCCACCTACTGCATTAAGCGGTGAATACACCAATATACGAACTTCTGCCCAGTCAAATTTTCCATCTATTAAATCAAAACAATTATAAGGGGAAATAAATGGGATACGTAATTCTACTTCTGTATCTTTTGCTATATCCATTTGCACATGATTTAAATTTTGTGCATTAGAAACATGAGAAAATATAAATTGCTTTCTATTTCCCAATAAGCCAGGCATAGGCGCTGCTGCCATTAATAGCCTACCTGCTTGGAACGGTTGAGAATTAACTTGTAATTTTAAAACGCATGTAGCGCGAAATGAAGTAAATCCATCCAATTTTCTTGCAGTCATAGGTCTATTGCTGAAAAGGCCTGTAGGAACAAGGAGCCCATCGGCGCGGTTATTAGGCCGAAACAAATTTTCACTACGAGCCGCCGTACTAGACCAACGAAACGTACTCAGCAACTGCGGTCTTTTCAAATAAGAAATTACCGAGTGTGCTAGATCGTCTGTGTGTTGTACTGATGGTGTCATGGGTATAGGTGACTCAAAAGGTAAGCCCTCCGATACCTTTGCCATATCTGAATCAAAAGTGACAATTTCTACTTGTTCTTCTACTGTTTGTGTTACTTGAGGTGCTTCCTCAGAATTTGGCTCCTCTGGAGCTGTTTTATTAAAATTTTTTGTTGAAGCTGGCCATGGGTAGTTTCGGATTAGGCACGACCAAATGCATAAAATCCTAGTTGGGTTCTCTAGATATTGAGGGGCTGCCTCAGCGCATCTTGAGTGGTAAAGATAAATATCTAACGCTCTTCCTTAAATAGCACTTATGTTAATGTTAACAACCAACATTTTAACCCACTAACATAGAGATCACATTTAAGGGACCTATTCTAAAACTATACTACGAACCTCCTCATGCTTAACATATTCAGAAAAGTGACCAATTTCCTTTGAACATTTCTCGAAAATGGGAAACCACTTATTCCAAATATGCTCAGAATGTAAACTTAATTCTCGTAAAGAACCATCAATTTGAGCCTTAACCTGATTGATGGGATCGGGACACTTATGTAACCACATCGGAGACTCCAATATGGTATCCATATCAATAGGGGCAAGCCATAGTTGTCGTTCCTTATTAAAAACAAATTTTCGTTTTAAATAAGATATTTGTTCCATCGGGCGAAATTTGTCAGTAGCTATTGCATCTTTATCCTCCATAGTATATGATAAACCAATCTGTTTAAAAAGATCTACTAAAGTTTGTTGATTAAATCCAGATTCTGAAGATGGTACAGATAATATATGATCATCACCGTAAGCAACTAATCCACACTGTTTAAAAAAAGATCGTGCATTAATATATGAAGCCTTTCCTTTATATATTTGCCAAACACTACAAAATGAAATTTGAACGAAAATCGAATTAATAATTGCAGTTAAATAATGTCCAGAAGGCAATGAATGTGTCCACCGATAAACTTCATTACCAGTGACATGTACAGAATTAAACAGTGTAATCATTAAGCACCACATAACAAATGAATCTTCATCCGACGAGCCACAAAAGCGTTTAGATAATTGAATAAGTACCATTCCAGCCGCCTGTAATAACTGAACGTTTTGACTTGCATCAAAACCTTCAAAATCACCAGCAACAATATTATTTGACTTACTCAAAATCTTTCTCGCAATCTGTGACCAGTCAGACGAATAAACATTTGTCCCAACTGAAATACCACATACATTTCTTGCTTTCTGAAGAACAGCTACTATTCCATTAAAATACATTTTACAAGCTATTAAATAATCTAAAGGTCCAGCCGAAAACAGTCGTGTCTTATGAAATTTATGATGGGGTTTGCGCTCATCTTTTAAGGTATCCATAAAAATATGTTCACTTATCTTTCCCAACTTACATTCTTCTATAATAGATTGTACGCGTTGTTGGAGAAT